ATTGGCATTTGTCCGTTTTGATTAATATAATTAATTGCTTTAATTCTTTCTTCTTCTCCTATTCCAGGATATTGCCAATCAAGAGTTTTAATCATGTTAGTTAATCTCTTTTGTTGTAGCTCTTCATTCCTTGCTTGATAGTATGCTTGCTGTTCTGAAGATAACTGTTTAGGTTTTATGTAAGGAGTTAATTGTGTATCTTTGAAATTACCACTATTTTTATCAAAAAGTTTTATTGTTGGATTTCCCTCATTATCTACAGTTCCAACTGTAGAATAATTTGGTTTGTTTTGTTGAGATACTCTATTATTAAAAATAGTTTTCCATTGTGTATCTTTTGTTTCATCTCTTGTTTTTTGATAGTTAAAATTTCTTTCATCTCTTGCTTTATTTTGGTTAAATACTTTATCTTTATAAGCATTGTCTAAACTGCTTTGTCTTTTTTTCTCATTCCTATTTAACCCTCTTGTAGCATCGTTCATAAGAATTTGTCCAAATCCACTATAACCACTATTAGTATTAACATTAGTATTTAATCTTGGTCCTTGTAAAAAACTTGTTCTCATCTTTTAGCCTTTGTAATTTTCCATGCCATAATAATCACTCAAATTTTTCTTTTTCTTTTGATTTTCATTTTTACCAAAAACAGAAGAAAAACCCTCCGTGAAGTTATTTTGTAGCATATTTTCTTTTGCTATTTCTCTATCATTTAGTGCTTTGTTATAGTTATAATTGTTAATAGACAATTGATTTTGTTTTTTCAATAAATCATTTTGCATACTTGCTGCTTTATTTTGTTTATACATTCCATAGCCTGCCATTCCAAGACCTGCTATATTTTGTAAACCTTTACCTGCATCTGAATTTGCAAATTTTCCTATACTATTAAATATATCTGACCAACTCATTATTAAGTCCTTTTTTTTGTAAAGAATAAATTAATTTGTTAAATTTAAAAAGGGTTATTTAATTTCAATAGAGATATTAATCCCTATTGAAAAGATTTAAGAAGCCACATAGCTTCTTCTTGTTCACTAGCAGTTCCATTTTTTATTTTATCTTCAATGTTATTTCCCGTATCAGCTGTAGTTTTAGAATTACTAGATATTACATTTGTTTTAGTTGTACTAGGTTGAGCTTTTTGCCCTACTTGTTGCCAAAGGGTTAATAACTCCATAGGATTATTTAAAATTTTTTCTGCTGTTTCAGGATGTGTTGAAACAATATCTCCTACAACCTTTTGCATAAATTTAGAATCATAACCAGGAACAGTCTTTTCCAAATTTGCTGAAAAAGAATCAAGTGCACTAACTTTATTTTCATACTCAATTTGTTCTTGTTTGATTTGCTCTTCTTGTTCTTGTTTCTCTTTAAACTGTTTTATCTCTTTCATTAAAGCTCTATCTTCTTCACTAACTCCTTGAATAAGTCCAGAGTTTTGCAATTTTTCAGCCAACTCTTTTAATGCCCCTATTTCTTCATCATTTGCATCATTTGATCCCTCATCTTGTGAGTTTTGTTCTTGCATTGAATCTAATCTTTTAATAATCTCTTGAATAGATGAATTATCATTATTTTGATTACTTTGTTCATTTGCTTGTCTGTTCTCTTCAATTGCTTGAGTGATTCCAAGATGAGATAAATCTAAGCTATTAATATCAAAACCTTGTTCATTCTCATCTGTTTGCACTTCACTATTTTGCTGTATATTCTCTTCATTTACTTGTGTGTTTTCTTGATTATTCTCTTCTGTATTGGCTGTATTCCCATGTGATAAAATATCATTCATCGCTTTTAATTCTTCATTTTCCATAATATATATATCCTTTTTAATTTGGTTTTATTCTTTCATATTCTAAACGAGACTTTTCAATCTCAACTTCTCTTTTTAACTTTTCTGCAAATAATATGGGTAAGTTTTGCATTTTTTCCATTGTCTTAATTTGTGCTATTGTGAAATGACTTTGATTAGGTTTATCCACATCAATATTTTTTGATAAGTCATTTTTCAACTCCTCAATAAAACTAGTTAGTTCTTCCCATGCTGAGCTCTCCTGCATTTTGCTGTAAAACTCTATTTTGCTCTGTTTGTTCATTTAGATACTCCTCATAATTTTCTACTCCTAAAAGTGGTAATATTTCTTTGTAATAAAACTTTTCTGCATTTTCTAGTGCTATTGGGTCTTGCTTTAATTGTGCAAGGTTTAACATACCTTGATAAGCACTATTTTTAGAATTAAGTTGTTGTTGTGGATTTGTTGCTCCAAGTCCTACATTAACCCCTACTTGATACTCTAATTCTTCTGTTCTATCTAATCCATAAAAGAATTTAGCATCTCCATAAGTCCACACCAAATCTGCAATTTTTTTAAATAGTGGTTTAATAAGACTTTCATTGCAAGCTCTCATGTAGTATGCTAATATTTTATTTGATTCAGTTGTAAGAATAGAGATACCTGTTGCGGTATCGTTCATTTGTTTATTGCTAGAAGTTCCGCTGTTATAATCAGTAACTCCTATTGCTTCTTGTCCCTCTGTGCTTAATCTATCTACATTAAAATTACTGTCTCTTAAATCAGGTGTTTTAAGTTCTTTAACTTTATTTGGATCACCTTGTATAAGCTGGATATTTTGATTAGTAAAGTCAAAAGGATTTAAACTATTATCATTACTCATGTATCTTGGATTCAACTGTCTATTTACTATGTCAATTTGTTGATTTCTAAGTACTGTCATCTCTCTTTGTATAGATACTAAAGGAGCAATAATACTATCTCCATAAACTTTTACTATATCATCATCATTTTGTGGATTATGTAGTTTGTTTTTAAGCTTACCAACAACAAAAGGATTGCCAAGAGGTAGCTCTTTTTCTTCTCTTAGAATTATGTTTTTTTCATAGATAGTTGAAACAACCCATTTACCATTTTTTAGCTCATACACTTCTTGTAATTTGTGTCTTTTAAATTTATCAGAAGCATCATTGCTATTAACTCCAATCTTATCTATGTCAAAGTTAGAATCAAAAATTCCACTATTGACATTTGTTTCAATATCTTCTCTTGTTAAATAAATATTATGTACAACATATTTACTATCATAAAAATCATTTGATTTCTTATCATACATAATATCTTTAACTTCAATATTTTCTAAGTCTAATCCATTTCTATTGAAGTCCCAACTAATTTTTAATGCAGCTGTTCCATATGGTGTTAAATGGTCAAAACATTGAGTAAGCTTTTCATATAATCGAAAGTCATCATCTTCTAAAGTATAATAATCAACTGCATTTTGTAATGCATTAATAATATCTTTTGTATTTTTAATTACAGGAACAAATTTATTTAATCTTGGATTATAATAACTACCTCTTAATGTAGGTTTTTCACTTATTTTTGCAAACTGTTTATTTGTAAAATATCCCTCCACAAAATCTGCTCTTATTCTTTGTATCTTATTCATTATGTAATGTACGGGTAAATGACTTTTTCCATTTGCTTTTAAATACTCTGCTACATCACTTTCTAAAAGTGCATTATAGGCACTCCAATAAGTTATAAAATAAGGCATTTGCGTATCTAATCCGCTTTGTGCTTGTTCTATAATACTTGCAAATCTTTTTTTATTTTCCATATCTTTCCTCTCTAATAATTTTATAGATACTGTTTGGAACTAGCCCTTGTTGTTGTGCTATTTTCTTAACAAAGCTAGTTTTTTTCTTAGGGTCAATTTCTTCAATTACATTAAGCAAAGGCATTGCATTTTTAATTATTTGCTTTGCTCTGTATGTTTTATGTGCTTTTCTAGGTATTTTAAGTTCACTTCCTCCAAGTTCTTCACATATTTTATAAGCTACCGCTTCACCAAACTTATCAACAAGTAAACTATAAGTATCTATTCTTACACTCATTACCATGCCCCTACTGGCTTTTGAATATAGTTATTTGATTGTGCAGTATTATCATTATTATTTATTTTTTTAGGTGGATAATTTTCATAATAAGATAATGCAACGCTGTCACTTTTATCTGGACTTCTTCCTATAATGTCTTTTATTTCATCTTTAGGACAAAGTTTTATTTTTCCATTGTCTGTGATTTGGTAAGTAACAGCTAGTAATTCCTCTTCTAGTTGTTCATCATATGGAGTGTATGCACCTTTTTTAATTGCATCTGCTAAATTATGGTACATTTCAGTTCTTTTATTTAAATATGCAGGATTAGTTGCTTTATAGTTAGAGTTACAATCTTGTGCTATACCATTAAGTTTAAGTTGATTATATCTATCAAATACACCAACCCCTAAACCATTTGTATCAACATTTATATAATCAGGCTTATCATAAGTAAGATTATATTCTTTTACTCCTCTTGCAGCTGTTTCCATTGTGTCTAGTTTTTCCCAACCAATAAAGCCTAATCCTTTATAACCTTTTCTTTTATAGATATATGTTTTATCATCTCCATATCTTGCTATATCGTTACCCCAAACGGTAAGACCTGTATCATCAATCATTCTTTTATTATCAAAAAACTTAGTAAGCATTTCAGGAGTAAATAATGCATCTGTTTGAGCTCTTGGAAATTCTCCTTTAACTCTTACTCTATAAACATCACTATCTTCCCCGTATTTGTCTTTCATTTTTTGAATCCAAGCAGGTTTTACATTTGCACTCTTTTCACAATCAAGATGTACTCTTCTATAATGTTTTATTGATTTTACACTTGTATGTGAATCATAAAACTTTCCACTTGTTCTAGTAGGATTTGAACACATTACAAGTAAATATCTATCTCCTGTTAGTGCACCCTCTATTACTTCAAAAACTTCATTACTAATTCCACTAGCTTCATCTATGATATAAAGTACAAAGCTACCATGCACCCCAGCTAATGCTTCACTGTTATTTTTTCTTGCAGTTCTTGCTACTGCTTTATTTTTCTTAGTTGCTCCATAAGTTGCATGTTTTGTTTTCACATCAGCAAGAGGTTTAATTAAAGGAAATAAATTATCAGCCCATTTACTAACTTCAGGCATCAATTGGTTTTCAAGTTGTGCAGCAACTGGTGCAGTTAATACAAGTTTTGCATCATCTTCTGTAAGTCCTACATAGTTTGTCAAAATTGCTAAGATAAATGTTTTACCTGTACCGTGTCCACTTCTTACGCTTATCTCTGTTCTTTCATTGGTTTCAAGTGCTTCATCTATTTCATAAATAAAGTCTGCTAACTGCTCATCTCTTGGACCAACACCAACACCAAATTTTAAAAAGTTTGAAAAAGTAGAAGATATTAGTTTAATCTGCTCTTTTTGTTCTAAAATTCCAAACTCTTCAAGGCTCATAGGATTAAGATATTTCGACTCCCAAATAAATGGATCAGTTAAAGGATAAAGAATTTTACTCATTTCTTTTTATCCCTTAACCAATCTTGAATTTGCTCATCAACACTTAACTCTACTTTATCTTTGTATTGCCCTAAGTGTCGCATAAGCATATCAAGGTTTTTGCTTTTATCGTGGAACTTTAACTTTACACCTAATCTAATTCCATCTTTATCAAATATCTCTTCTGCTCCTGCTATTGCTGTTGTATCAATTTGAGATAAGTCCTTAATAACTACATTGCCCTCACTAATATCTAAAAAATCAGTAGTATTTGCAAATGCAATTTTTGCTATTTCTTCAACTACTTTATCAGCTGTTATTTCTAGCTTCTGTGCTCTGTTTTCCATCTTAGCTTCTAAATATTCTGCAATATGTGGATGTCTAGTTTTATCTAGTAATTGACTTCCTTGCTTAGTTGCAGTCTTTTTGCTATATCCTGCTTTGATTGCTGCATCAGTTGCATTTAAATTAATAAGATAATATTTACAAAATAGTTTTTGTTTTGGTGTTAACTTTCTAGCCAAGATAAATATCCTCTATTACTCTATCTCTTCAAAGTTCCAACCATTAACAGGCTTACCATTTTCTAAAGCTTCTTTAACCTGTTCAGCTGTTAAGCTTGTTCTTCTTGCACACTCTTTAATACCTTTAATTTGTACTCTATAATTTCCACAAGGAGAAGTTCTTTTAATTAGAATCTCATCTTCATAAGTTTTTATTTCATTTGGTTCTTTTGAATTATTAGAAATGAAATTCAATAAATCAGAATACATATTTGTAATATCTTTTCTTTTATCTAAATCAATACCTAAAGTTTTTCCATACTCTTCAATCTTGCCTTTGTCTTCTTCAAACTCTTCTAATGGAACTAATTTTATTTCATTTGGTTCTTCTGAATTACTTTCATTACCTTTTAATTGATTTTCTAACTCTGTTTTTTTCTCTTCAATTAAATTTTTTAGTTTTTCGTTAGTAATATTTTTATTAAAATCTACTCCAACAGATAGACCAACATTTTGAGCTTCATTAAGTAATTGTTCTCTTTCTTTATTTGCCATGAGTTACCTTTAAAATTTTTATTTATAATTTTAAAGATTTTTGTAGTATTTGTAAGGGAGTGAAAAGTAGTGATAAGAGAATAAAATTAAATTTATTCTCTATTATTTATAATCATTCATTTGTGCATCAAATTCAGACCATTCTATTGTAAAATTTAATTTTTCAGCTTTATCTTTATAAAACTCATCATTTTCAAATATTTCAACTTCAAGACCATTCGTATTAAATATGAAATTATAATCTGTATTGTCATAATTAAATTCATTTGTGCTTATTAAAGTTAAACCCTCAATTTTTTCAAAATAATTATGTATAAAGTCACATTCGTTTCCTGACTCTGATATATCCAAACTATCTGTTTCACTTACACTGTCTTCTAGATATTCTCTGTGAATTTCTAAGATTCTTTCTTTTAATGTTTTCATCTCTTATCCTTTTCTTTTTATATACCCTAATTATACGGGAAAATATTTCCCATGTCAAGAGTTTTTGCTTAAAACAATCTTAAATTCATAAATTTAGGGAATTAATTTCCCATTAAGTTTATATATAGTATAGTTATATTAAATATTTAGGGAAGTAAATTCCCAAAAGGACTATTATGTTAGATTTAAAAAACTTAGGACAAAGAGAAATGGATAAACTCTTTGCAGAAAAATTTGAAGTATCTGATAAAACAATTAGGAATTATAAAAAATTAGAAAACCCTAATTTTATTCCTGCAACAGGCAAGATACATTTATATAAAGCAATGTATTTATATATGTATTTGAAAGAATTTGAAAATGAAGAAAATGAAAGTGAACTTTTTAACAGAGCAGAATTGTTATTACAAAGCATAGAGTCTTTAGAATCTAATATATCTTTATTAGATAAAGAAGATTTACAAATAGATATAAAAGATGCTGTTAATAGTAGTATTAAAAGAGATATAGATACGATTAAAGAAATTGTTAAAGAGATATTATAAATATGTCAAATCAGCAAAAAATTTGGAACTACTTAAAAGATAATAGAATAACTACAAAACAAGAAATAAATATAAAATTAAATATTAAAAAAGAAACTGTTGCACAATATATTAGTGCATTATACAAAGCTAACTATTTAATCTATTGTTTAACTTCTAAAAGACCTTTTATAGGGGATAAATTTAAATTTATAAAATTTACAGGAGAGAAAGCTCCTATTTTTAATAAAGGTATTTTAAAAGACTTTAATACAAAAGAAGAGGTTAAAATATCTAAAAGTACAAGATTAGAAAAACAAGAGTATAAATATCAAGGAAGTATATTAAAAGATATTTTAGATTCTTTTTTAGAAGTAAACAAAGAAGAAGTTTATTTAGGAGAAATTTCAAAAGTTTTTATCTCTAAAAGAGAAGATTTAAAAACAAAATATGGGAACTCTTTTTTAAAAAGATGGGTGGAAAAACTTGAAAATATAAATGCTATTTCTTATACAGGAAATACTTATAGGAATAGTAAAATATATTTAGTTGATTTAAATAAAATAAAAGAAATTAGAATAAAGCTAAATACAATTATAGATTATAATTTATTGTTTTAAGCTTATTCCTTAAATCTCCTCAACTCCTCTTTCTTCTTTTGATAAGTTGGAGATTCATTTAAAAGATTTTCAATAGTTTTACCAAGAGGCATATCTTTTTGAAGTGCCTCTAAGGTAATAATAGTATCAAGTGTTAAAGATGGTCTTATTTGTGCTGTAAGTTCTCTTCTTGGCTTATCGTTAAAACTGCTCACTTAAATATTCCTCAATTTTCTCAATTGTATCTTTTAATCCAAATCCAAATACTACTTTGTAGCCTTTTGCTCTTAGCTTATCATGCATTTTTAGTTGTTCTTGTATATGGTCATACTCTTCAATAACTACGCCTCTTTTATTTTTTACTTTTTTAGCAGCTTTCTTATATGTAATCCCATCCTTTAAAAATACTTCTGATTTGTCTTTTTTAAGTTCTATATACAAACCAGCGTATCCATTTTTAGGCTCTGCAATAAATAAATCAGGATAACCTCTTTCTTTCATTTGCAGTTTCTTGTGTTTAGCTGCTTGACCTTGTGTTAGTTTTATATCTGCTGCAAGGTCAAATCTATAGATAAGCTTTTTAGCTTTTAAAAAATGTGCAATATGTATTGCAAGAGTTTCCTCTTTTGGTATTCTATTTTTTTTTATAAATATATTTGCACTCATTAGTTTACTCTATTTGCTAAATTCTTTAATACCAATTGCTCTTGACTCTTATGTGATAATTGTGGATAATGTTTTCTTAAAGTTAAATCTCTAATTGCTTTTTCTATTTTTTGTTCTAGTTTATATTTTCCATGTTTTGCTAAATTTAGTAGTATTTTTTTATCTCCTATTTTTTCTAATACTTGTAACTCTTTTTCATCAAAAGATTTTTCCATGTTAAAATGCAATAGGCTTTTGCCTAATTGAATATTCCAATTTACCTCCTCAAATACTGCAACAGTTTTTTTATAAAGTTTCTCACTAAAATTAACTACTTTTATTTCTGCTTCATCTGTAAGTTTTGGCTTCATTTGCTCTTTAAAATCTTTTACTAGTATTAAAAATTTTTGATACCCTGTAAAGTATTGATATTTTTTATTCATAAAATTTTGTTTAATAAAAACTCTAAATAATCCTAAATCATGTATATTTTTTAAATCTTCTGTAATATCTGCAATTGTTAGCTTACTGTTTGTATCTATGTTTAAAACAGTTCCTAAGTATTTTATTACATCATTTGCTGTTATGGTTGGGTTATGGCTCATATAACTTCTCCCTCAATCAAATCAAAATCATTATTTCTTTGTTGCCCTGGTATTCCTAAAACTTCATCTACCAAAGCATCAAAATTTTGCCTTTTGCTTTGGTAGTCTTTGTTTGCTCTTGGCATATTGCTATGTATTGGCTCTTTTTGATAATCCTCATAAATCTTATCTCTAACAAAACTTTGCAAGTTTAAAATATATTGCTCATCATTGGGTCTTATTTTTGCATAGTTTTTAAGTCCAATAAGTATTTTTTTTAAATCATCTGCATTTAAAACAAGAGCTGAGTAAGATAACTGTTCTTTTACTTTTTGATTTTTATTTGAGATATTTTCTCTGTAAAACTCAATTATCTCTTTTGGAGTTATTCCAGTATTGGCTTTACTTCTTTTTTTAGTATTTTTTTCTTCTCCCTTATTATCTCCCTTAATAGTATCTATCTTTGTATCCATTTTTTGGATAGGGGTATTTCCATTTTTTGGAGATGTATTTTCCATTTTTTGGATACCCTCTCCACTACTAATTTTTATCCATTTTGGAGTAACTTTTAAATATCCAGTATCATCATTTTTAATTAAATATCCATCTATAATTAGTTTTTTAATGATTTTGTAAATTTGCCCATTTGAAACTTGAATAATTTCTCTTAGGGTATTTTTTGAAGCATAACACCATCCAAATTCATTATTACTCATAAAATAAATATTTTCTAGTAAAGTCCACTCTTCAAGTGTTAATTTGTATTGTTTTAATGCTAATAAATCTATTGCTATATATCTTTTCATATGTAAACCTTTTAAATACAAAAAATTGTATTTATATCTATTTTATATCTCAAACAAAATTCTATAATTTGTCTATAAGGGATTACTTCTCTATAAACATAAGTATTGAAAGTGTTTTGTTTTATGTTTAAATAATTTGCTAATTTTTTATTTGTTATATTCTTATGTTCTTTTTCTATTTTTTCTATTTCTAACTTTAATCTAAAAGCGATTTTTTCAAAATCTAAATACTTTATATTTCTCATAACCACCCCTCAACTACTGTATAATATTTCGCTGTGCTTCCTGTTATCTCACAAGGAGCAATTTTGAATACTGTTATTATTCCTACTTCTTCAAGCTCGTTAAATCTTCCAGTTATTGTGCATCTTCTTAAGTGCTTAAATCGTTCTTGTTTGTTACACCACTCTTCTAACATAGATGAAGTCATAGGCTCTATTGCACATAATAAAGCTTCTGCTACTTCTTTTCTTCTTTTAGGTAGTTTTTTAGTTTTAATTAACTCATTAAATGCTTTCAGTCTAGTATCTTCTATCATCAAATTTTTTGTTAGATTTTTTAATTGATATTGATTTTGTGAAATATTTAGTATTTCATTTTTACTCATGATTAACTCCTACATTAACCGCTTCAATTAAACCAACCAACCCCTACCGATTTGTAGGAGATAAAGAATATAGGAGTTGGCTTAATTGAAAATTCTATTAGCCTTTAGATATAATCTTTAGGCACTTATTCTAAATTTGTGTAAAATAAGAGAGTGTCCTCGACCAAAATTTCACTCTCTTATCTACTTCGCAAAAATGTTGAGACTGTAACAAAAGGAGATCAATGCTACATGGGTATAATAAGCCTCAATAGAAAGCTATAAATAGCCCTCTATGAAGTTATTAAAGCTCTTTTATTAAGGGTGTGGCTACTTTCAAACTGCCCTTAAACAATTTCTCATAACGCTTGTGCCACTAAGCTACCCTTTTAAAAGTTTTTAATCAGCAATTGCAGCCTCAAAGTCTAGTGTTAGGGTGAAAGTTAGACTTTATAGAACCTATATAACCCAATAGGCTCTAAAAATCTAATTCTCTATTTAAAAAGCTCTATAGGTTTTAACTTTTTAATATCTAGCTTTTGAACTTTAGGCTGCCTAACTCTTATCTCTGGAATATTTTTAAAATCATGTGGTAAACCCTGAATAATTAATCTCATAATTTCCTCCTTATAATTGTGATTTTGTTTCTTCTATTCTTAAATTCAATAAATTAATTATCGAATATAACTCTCTTGATTCAGGAACTAAAGGAAGAATTTCTTCTAATGTAATCTCATCTACATCATCAAAATGTTTTGTCATCTTTTCTGAAATTTTCCCTATTCTTCCAACTGCTTTCAAAACTTCTGTTTTAATTTCACATTGTGTAAATGGTTTAATGTCAGAATGGTCTTCTAAATCATTATAAATAACTGCCATCTGTTCCGCATTAAATCTTTTATTTGTGTCATTGAAATAGTTTCTAAAAGCAATCTCTGGATTTGCTCCACCTATTCCTAAAAGATTTGCATAATATGTTGCCCATTTAATATTTTTTGCATCACAATTAGCAATCATTTTTCTTTTTAAGTTTCTATAATGCTTATCTTCTTCATAACTTTTCATTTGTTTTTATTCGCCTCCTACAAACCTATTTTTATTGCTTTTCATTTGGTAAACTTTTGTCAAGAAAAGATTTAATATCTTTCCAAGCGGTAAAAGGGATTTTATATTTTTCATACAATATGAGCATGCAACTATATGCAGGTTTTCTTCTTCCTGTAATAATTGAATTTACCATGTTGTCTGAATAATATTCTTTTAAAATATTTTTAAGTTTATTTTTATCCATGCAAAATTGTACATTATGTACTTTTAATATAAGCTTAATTAAGTACATTATGTACTTTTATGAATTGTACAATATGTACTTAATAAATATATAGGATATTTTATGTTTCACATCAAATTAGACAAATTACTAAAAAAGAACAACCTTACAAATGTTCAATTATCAAAAGAATTATTAAATAGATTTGACTATAAAATTAGTAAAGAAAGTATTGGTAAATATAGAAAAGGAGAAAGAACTCCATCCCCTGAATTTATTGATTATGTATTAAAGTTCACTAATTCAAGTTCTAGTGAACTTTTTAATAATGATGAAAAACCTGTTAAATATGTTCCTATACTTGCAAATGCAAGTTGTGGAGCTTCTCAAGTAAATACTTTACAAGATTTGACAATGAAAACTGCTATTAGTCAAAGTGATTGGAATTCAGACCTTTACGCAGTAGTTGCAAATGGTGACTCTATGGCTACAGAGATATATGACGGAGATATTTGTATAATAGACCCAAATCAACAAATCCAAGACGGAGATATTGTTTTTTATAAGCTTGATGATGAAGCAGCAATTAAAATATATGTTAAAGATGAAGACAATTACCTATTAAACTTTATTCCATTCAACTCAAACGAATATTTTAAAACAAGAGCAATACGACTTGATGATGAAGATATGATAAATAAATTAACAGTTCATAAAGTTGTGCAAGTTGTAAGCTCTAAGAAAAATAATAGAAGTGCAAGACTTAAAATGATAGGTAGATAGTTACATGACCAAACTTTTATCAAGCTGCATAATGTGTATTTTATTTTTTTCGGGTTGTGGTCAAATTCAGCCAATAGTAGATTTTGATAAAACAAATAAAAGAAAATTAATAATTGATAAAAACTGTTCAGTATTATTTGATAGAGTATCTAAAGAAAAATATCAAAAACGAACAACTAATGTCGATGGAGATGAATATTTAGTTGAATTTTATAACGGAAGTGTAGCTAGAATAAAACATGTAAAAGCCACAGTTAAATCACAATATATGGATAGGTCTTTTTATTATGATATTTTAAAACAAAAAGATATAAAAATTCTTGAAATAATAAAAGGTAAATCAGCAGACCTTATTAAAATTAAAATTCAAAAGAAAACTCCTTTTTATCAACTTGTAGGAGATAGCTTTTATGGAGTAAATATAATTAGTACACAAGATGAAAGATTTTTTACTAAAATAAAAGAATCTTGTTTTAATACTATTAAATAAAGAAAATGTATCAAAAATTTTAGAAAGGATTAAAATGAAATATGTATTTTTTTTACTTATTTTTCTCATACTTAATATTAATTTATTTGGTAAGGAAAGAATACTAGGAAACGATTCAGGAAGATATGTATTTGGACAAATTTCAGATATAAGATCAGATCAATATTTACTAGACACTAAGACAGGCAAAATATGGAATGTTGTTATAAATAAAAAAGGTGTTAAAAGCCTTGAGCCACTTGAAATACTTAATTTTTACTATGATCAAAAAAGCAACAAAATGAAAGGTGTTAAATTGTTTGAGCCTATAAAATGATTATAAATTTAAATGACTTAAAAAATAAATAACTAATTTTATAAATAAAAGAATCTTGTTTTAAAAATAATATCTAAAAATAAAGGAATGTAGTTTGGCAAATAAGATAAATATTAAAAGTAATGCAGATGTGCAAAAGCTTATGGAAGCAATCATCAATGATGATGATTTTATTCTTGGAGAAGTAACTCCAATAAAATATAAACTTGTCTTAGATGGTGGAAGATTTGAAGATTTTAATCCAAAATTAATTGATGTAGATATTGCAAAAATTATACTTTCTATTCAAAGTAATTATGATATATTACTTGCAGAACTTGAAGAAAAATTTGATATAAAAATTGATGAAGAAAGCAAAAAGTTAAAGTTTTCAATAGAAAAAGGCTCAGGAATACTTGAAGCCTTATTAGAGTCATCAGGAGTACTTAAAAAAATGGAAAGTAAACACCTAATGTATGTTCTTATTGTAGCAATTATTGGTTTTGCTGGTTACGAAGGATACGCTAAATATATAGAACATTTAAATAAAAAAATTGAAGCTGAAAAAACTGTTGCTCTTGTTCAGCTTGAAAAAAATGATAGAAAAGATGAAAGAGAAGCAACAGAAAAAAAATATAATCAGTTACTTGATCTTACAAAAGATCTTGCATATAATAAAACTTTGCAAGACGCTTCAAATAAGCCTAAGAGAGATGTTTTGTCTATACTAAAAGACAATGAATATATCAAGGTATCCAAAGATACTAAAATTACAACAGCTGATAAACCAAAATATAACTATAAAAAACCAGCAATTGAAGATATTGAAGAAGTAGTTGAAGAAGAATATAGAATTGAAACAATAAACTATTTAAAGCCTGGAAAACTTATCAAGTTTGAGGGATTATCAAAATCTGCAAATTCTGAAATTATCACAGCAGAACAAAGAATGAAGCTAATGGATAAGGCTGATAAGCAAGAAAGTGTGAAAGTTAAATTAAAGATTATCAAACACCCAACTACAAAACAGATTAAAAAAATATATGTCGTTGATTATATAGAAAAATAAAAATAGCTAACTAAAAAATTTCAAACCCAAGTCACTTTGATTTGGGTTTTTTTATGCCTAAAATCTAAATAATATACCTTAAGCGTTCACAAACTATATCAATTATTTCACTCATATTTAATATATAACATACATGAAATTATATCATAAATTTTTACAATTATGTACATAAAGTACATCTTTAAGTTTACTTTAAATGTACATTATGTACAATTTCAATATAACTTATCAAGTAGATAAGTAAACTCAAACCGCTTGAAAAGTCTGAGAGTATAAAAAATGATTCAAAAGTGCGAACGATAGATGAAAAGGTCTATCCTATACAAAAAAGCCATTACATACAGTAAAGAGCAAATAAATCAATTAACTAATTAGCAGTAAGTTTAAATTTTTTTGGGATCGAAAACTTTAAAGAATTAGGTCTTTAAAGAGGTGTTTACTTGCTCTTTGTTGTATGTAATAAAAAGGGTCTTATATGAATATAAAAGTTTTTGGAAAAACAGGGACAAGGATAATGACTGCTAATACTCTAAATGATATTAGAAAAATAGCAAATTGCTTTGAAAGATGGGAGTATATACATGAGTAACAATGAATTAATATATAAAAAAGCAAACAATACTAAACAACTTGAAAAAGATAGTTTAGAAGTAATGTACAAGTTGATGATTGAAGATGCAAAACATAATGCTAAGTCTTTGATTGGTGATGAAATCATGGAAGTATCAAAATATCAAAAAGAAAGAGATACAGCAAAAACAATTATTGCAGGTGCAATAGCAACAATAATGAAAAGTTGCGAACTTTATGGTGTAGATAGTATCTATCAGTTTGACAATACAGAGCTAGAACCAAAATTAGAATGTAGCACATTCTTTATTGAGTTAATAAATGAGGTTTGTCATGAAAGCTTTAATTTTAAAAGCTGATGAAGCAAAAAAGAAAAAGATTAGAAAATATAATTTTAAGGAGTTAGTAAAATGAGTACAAATGAACAACCAAAGAAATTGCCAATAAAACTTAATTTATTGGATGATAATAAAAAGATTATAGATTTAAACAAAGAACACCCTACTATCTTGGAACAAATCAAGCAAAAAATAAAAGAGCCACAATACAACTCAATCGTAACTATGGAAAATTACAAAGTTATGAAAGAAAGTGCAACAGAGCTTAACAAAACAGCTACTTTTATAGATAACTTTAGAAAAGCAAAAGTAAAACTTGAAACAAAAGATATTGAAAACTTTAAAAGCAATTGTAAGATTTATTGTGACCTGATACAACAAAAAAGAGAGTATATATTAAAAGGTCTTAATGTATTTGAAGAAGAAACTAGAAAAGAAGTAATTAAAGTATGCACAGAGTATGCAAACAGATTAATTAAAGAAAACAATTTAAGAGAAGAGTTTGCAACTGCAATTACTACAACAGACATGACTGCTACTAAATACATGACTGCAACAGGTGCTATAAGTAAAGCTGGTAAAGATGAAATTGAAAAAAGAATAAATGAGAAGCTAACTCTTCAAACAAAAGTAGATAATAGACTTTTAAATCTTGAAAACGAATGTTTAAAAGCTGGTGTTGCACCTATGAGCAAAGAGTATGTTGAAGGTTTTATCTATGAAGATGATGCAACATACAAACAAAAGCTAGATGCACTTATTCAGATGGAATCAAAAAGAGCAGAAACTGAAAAAGCAAGATTTGAAGAAGAAGCAAAAATAAAAGCAGAAAATGAAGCTAAAGAAAAAGTTTTAGCAGAACAAAAAGCTTTAAAAGATGAACTTCATGCAAGATATGAAAGCCAAATCAAAAATGCTGATATGCCAACACTTACAAGAATAAATCTTGAACTAAAGTCATATGATGTTGCTGCAACTTATGAGCTTAAACAATTATCAACAAAAAGAGAATTTGAAATAAGCAAAGAAAAAGAAGAAGTGCAAAAACCTGATGAAAAATCACAAGATAATTATCTAAAAGAGATTAAAAATGAAGTTGCAAGTGATGGGAAAATTGAAAAAACTCTATCAATAAAAATAAGAGTTCCAGGTAATGCAACAAATAAACAAGTTATTGACGCTGTAATTAAAATGATTAAAGCTGATAAATTTCCAACTGAAAATATAGAGGTAAAATAAGATGAATCACATAATGTTAGATATAGAAACAAAAGGGAATACAAGTAATGCACTTGTTGTAAGTATAAGTGCTGTTATCTTTGATATGAGTAGTAAAGATATAGGAGATAAATTTGAAATAGGACTTAATGAAGAGCAACAACTAGAAAAAGGTGCAGTTATTGATCAAGAGACTTTAGACTGGTGGGAACAACAAAGCAAAGAAGCAAAAGAAATGCTAGACAGACTTGAAAAAGTTGATATAAACGAAGCTTTGGAAAAGTTCAATAATTGGATAAAAGATAACTTCTCTGCTCCAAGTAAAATAAAACTTTGGGGTAATGGTGCAACCTTTGACAATGTAATAGTTGAAAACCTTTATAAAAGACATGGGATTAAATTTGCTATTCCTTACTACTGCCACAAGGATGTTAGAACACTTACTTATGCTGCAAAACTAAATACTTTTGCATATAAGTTTGAGGGAGTAAAACATAATGGTATTGATGATTGTTTACATCAAATAAACTATTGTCAAGATGCTTATCATAAGATACATGGGATTAACCCATGAGTGCACCAATAGAAATAGACATTCCAAATAAAACTGAGGGTGTCTTTTATGATATGGATATTAGAGAGTATCATAATCACAAAGGGCTTTCTTCAACACAATTTCAAGACTTAAATTTAAGTGTAGCTATTTATGAAAATAGACACCTGTTCAAATATGAAAGTGAAGCTTTTAATGTAGGCAATCTAAATCATACTGCATTATTAGAGCCACACTTACTTGATGAATATATAGAAACTACAACTCAATCATTTAACACAACAGAAACTAAAAGATTGATGGAACACTATGTTAATAAGATTGTAGTTCCAAAAGGATCAACTGAAATTGCAAAAGAAAGAGCCAAAAAGGTAATGATAGTTTATAAAGATGAAGTTAATCTTAGCATGAAAGAGGTTAGCTTTATAGTGTTTGATGAAAGTATTGGACTATACAGAAAAGCAAGAGCGGATATGTGGCTTCCAAATCAAGGAATAGTTTTAGATTATAAAACATCGAAAGAAACTACACCCGAAGCTTTTAGAAAAAAATCAATACCAAGCTTCAATTATGACCTAAGTGCTGCATGGTATATGGATACTATAAATATGACTATTGAAAAATTTAATTTACCATATCCAAAAATAACGCAGTTTGGTTGGATAGTTAGCCCAAACTACATGCCATATAAACCTTATGGTGGAGCAGCAGGACCAAGCATAATAGAAAAAGGAAGAAGTAAATATACACAACTTCTTGACAAATATATATCTGTTAAATTTCAAGGTGGAAGAGATGAAAAATTCAAATCTTGGGAAACAGATGAATACATAAAAAATATGGGAGATTAATATGGGTAACAACGAAATAGTAAAAAAAAGTGAATGGCTAAGCAAAGAAGAAAAACAAGTTATAAATAGACAGTTTTTCCCACAAGGTGCAGATGATGCAGATAAAATTTATTGTATGAAAGTTGCAGAGGCTTTTAATTTAAACCCTATTCTAAAACAAATTTATTTTGTTCCAAGAAAAGTAAATATTGGTACATATCAAAATCCAAATTGGGTGGAGAAAGTAGAGCCTTTAGCAGGTAGAGATAGTTTTTTAACACTTGCTCATAGAACAGGAAAGTTTGATGGTATAGAGTCAAAAGTAGAAATAAAAGACACACCTGTTTTAAAAGATGGCAAATGGATAAGAGAAAATGACTTGGTTGCAACTGCTACTGTATATAAAAAAGGTAGTGATAGACCTTTTATAGTGTCAGTAAATTATAGAGAATATGCACAAAAAAAGAAAAATGGAGATGTAACTCAATTTTGGGCAGACAAGCCTGAAACAATGTTAAAAAAAGTTGCAGAGTCACAAGTATTAAGAAAAGCATTTGATATTACAGGATTGTATGCAGAAGAAGAGTATGAAGAAAAATATATCAACAATGATTATAAAGCAAAAACAAATACACAAACTCAACAACATACAGACTTAAATTCAATTGCTTATGATGATAAAACAATAGATATTGATTTTGAACCAATAAAACAACCAACACCAAAAGAAAAAATGATTAATGAATTAATAATTAGAGGAGCAACACAAGAACAAGCTGGAAGATGGTGTTATGGAAAGTCAGATAAGTTTTTAAATAGCTATTTAAATGACCCAGCAACAATTGATGATGCTTTAGCTGATGCAGTTGGAGCATAATTCAATTCGCACTTGCGAAACATATAACATCTAATAAAGGGTATCAATAAAATACCCTTGTTTAGGTGCTATAACCTACCATTACAAAATAAACAAAATATAGCACCGAAAATATCTAAGTTTAAAATGGTGCCCTACTATGGGTTAATTTTATTGTTTTTAAAAGTAAACTTATTGTGTCGGTAGTAAGTTAAGTTCCTGGTGCAGTACAGACTGTAAATTTAAATACTCTATTAAGAATTGCAAGCCCCTTAATTGGGGCTTT